CTCAATCAAGGTATAGACTTGCAAACCGCCAGAACAGGTTACTCTAGAGTAGCAGAATCTTTACCTGTTGCTGAAAAACTAAGTGGACTTTATAATACACAAGCTGGTCAAGTTGGAAGAATGCAACTAGAAGAAGAACAATTTAAAGGACTAGCTTCAGCTAAGCGAGCTCGTCAAAAGATTATTGGACTAGAGGAAGCTCAGTTCGAAAAACGCGGTGGCGTAGGTAAGTTAACGAAAGACACACGAGCAGCATACTAGAATCCTGACATGGACTCATCGGCCCCATGCAGCGTATTAGACCGATAGCAAGAGCCAACCTATTTCCCCGAATAGACTTGAGGCTTGCGACTAACAACGAATAGAAGGGTGGTTGCTATGAGCAACAACTACTGGGATGAAGAAGACGATGACCTGGATGCAGAGTCACAGTCGTTTGGTACAGCCGAGAGTGACTTACTAAAGAAACTCCGTAAAGCTAAACGTTCTGATGAGAAACGTATAAAGGAACTCACTGAGCAACTTGAGGGTTTATCCAAGGTGCAGCGTGAGCGACTTGTCAAAGAAGTCCTAGAAAAGAAAGGTGTCAACCAAAAGGCTGCACGCCTTGTATTGAAAGACTTGGATGATGTTAACGAGGAGTCAGTTTCTAATTGGCTCGATGATAACGCAGACTTGTTTGGAATCAAGGTAGCAGAACAAGAGGCACCAGTAAGTCAGCAAGACCTTGCACGGCTTCGCCAGCAAGATGTCCTGACACAAGGTGCTTTGACACCTGACAGAGGGCTAGATGTAGAGCAACGCATGAAACAAGCTACTTCAGCGGAAGAGCTACTATCTATACTTCAGTCACAACAACAATAACCGTTCATAGTCACTGGAGGTGACGCAAAAAAATGGCCAATGCATTTACATCAACAGGTTCCGCCACATTAGGTGGAACAGTAGGTGGAGCTGGTCTAGTACAGAAGGCGTATGACCGTCTTCTTGAGTTTGCGCTACGTTCTGAACCACTACTTCGTTCAGTCGCAGACAAACGCCCCGCTAGACAAGCAATACCAGGCTCAACCGTAGTGCTACAGCGCTATGTTGACCTAGACTCAGCAACAAGTACTCTGACTGAAACAACAGACCCAGATGCAGTTGCTCTTACAACCCCAACATCAGTAACCATTACTCTCAATGAGTATGGCAATGCTGTTCTAGTAACCCGCGCTCTTGAGTTATTCTCACTAGCAGATGTAGACCCAGCAATTGCAAATATCATTGCATATAACCTTGCTGATTCTATTGACAAAGTTGTTTCAACAACTCTTGTCGGCGGAACTAACGTAATTTACGGTGGTAGCACTGCTACAAGCACCGCAACAATTGCCGCAGCCGCAACAATTGATTCAGCAGACATCCGTAGGGCTGTCGCTAAACTCCGTGCTAATAAGGCCAAGGCTCGCCGTGGCTCTTACTACTGGTGCGGTATCCACCCAGAAGTTTCCCACGACCTGCGTGCAGAGTCTGGAAACCTAGGCTGGAACTTCGCTCACATCAACTCTGACCCAGCCGTTAATAACGTATGGGCTGGAGAAATTGGCGATTACGAAGGAGCATTCTTTGTTGAGTCTTCTCGTTTGCCAAGCGCTAAAGATGGCGCAGACCAGTCTGCTCTTGCTACAACCACAGTAACCGTTGCAGGTACAGCAACAGGCTTCACCTTCGGTGTTGCTTCTTCTGCTGTAATTGCAACCCGCGCTGAGGTTGGCGACAAGATTTCTGGAACTGGCATTGCTTCTACAGCAAAGATTTCTGCTATCAGCACTTCAGGTTCAACAACTACATTCACTGTAGATGTTGCTAACACTGCTGCTGTAACAGCAACTACTGTTGTAACTGTAACTCCTGTTACACGCGTATTTGATACTATCCTCTGCGGACAGCAAGCACTTGCTGAGGCTGTTGCAGAAGAGCCACACATTGTTATCGGAAACGTAACCGATAAGTTGATGCGCTTCCGCCCAATGGGTTGGTACGGCGTACTCGGCTTTGCACGTTATCGTGAAGAAGCACTGTTCCGTATTGAATCAGGCTCCTCAATCGCAGCTCTCTAGTTGATTGACTCTGAAGGGTAGGCCTAGAAACCTACCCCTTGGGGTGAGTTCATTAGGAGGACTTATGA